CTGCTGAAGGTGTGTTACAAGACAACATCGACGCAGAAGAAGCAAGAGCTTTGGCTGCTGAAGGTGTGTTGCAAGGTAATATTGATGCTGAAGCAAGTGCAAGAGCATCTGCTGATACAACTCTTCAAGCTAACATTGATGCTGAAGAATCTGCTCGTATTGCTGGTGATGCTTCAACTTTGGCATCTGCTCAGAGCTATACAGATGCGGCTATTAGTAACTTAATTGATGGTGCTCCAGAACTTCTAGACACTTTAAATGAACTTGCGGCTGCAATAGGTGATGATGAAAATTTTGTAACAACTATTACAAATCAAATTGCTGTTGTACAGGCTGCTGTTGATGCTGAAGAAGCAAGAGCATTAGCCGCAGAAGCTACACTTCAAGCTAATATTGATGCAGAAGCAAGTGCAAGAGCTAGTGCTGATACAACTCTTCAAGCTAATATTGATGCAGAAGCAAGTGCAAGAGCTAGTGCTGATAGTGCTCTTCAAGCTGAAATTGATGCTGAAGAAGCAAGAGCATTAGCCGCAGAAGCTACACTTCAAGCTAATATTGATGCAGAAGAATCTGCTCGTATTGCTGGTGATGCAGATTTACAAGCACAATTAGACGAAGCTACTTCTGGTGCTTTTATTTCAAGAGAAGTGCCAACTGGTGCTGTTGATGGTGTAAACGCAACTTTCACTCTTGCTAATACACCAAATCCAGACTCAGAGCAGGTATTTTTAAATGGTGTATTACAAAATGTTGGAGCCGAAAATGATTATACTATCTCTGGATCTACTATAACATTTAATGTTGCTCCAGAGAGTGAAAGTGTAATACTTGCCAATTACATATCTAATGCAATTATTGTTGGCAGTGGGGGATCAGATTTTAGTTCAGTTGGTATTAATGATCTTACTGATGTAACTATTACTTCGGCAACATCTGGACAAGTTTTACAATATGATGGTTCTGGTTGGATTAATGGCGAAGCACCTAGTACATTTAGTGGTTCATACAACGATTTAACAGATAAGCCAGATTTAAGTATATATGCAACTGAAGCAGATATGACAACTGCTGAAGCTGACATCGTTGCTTTACAATCTGCTGATTCTACACTTCAATCAAATATCGATGCTGAAGCAAGTGCAAGAGCTAGTGCTGATACAACTCTTCAAGCTAATATTGATGCAGAAGCTAGTGCAAGAACATCTGCTGATTCTACACTTCAATCAAATATCGATGCCGAAGCAAGTGCAAGAGCATCTGCTGATACAACTCTTCAAGCTAATATAGACGCAGAAGAATCTGCTCGTATTGCTGGTGATGCTTCAACTTTAGCATCTGCTCAAAGCTATACAGATGCGGCTGTTGCAAATGTTGATTTATCTAGTGTTGAGTCTAGATTAACAACTTTAGAAGATGACGCATTTATCACTCGTGAAGTTCCATCTGGTTCTATAGACGGTTCAAACACATCATTTGTATTAGCAAACACTCCTGTTTCTGGAAGTGAGCAAGTGTTCTTGAATGGTATGCTTCAACATGAAGGTGCTGGAAACGATTACACTATTTCTGGCTCTACTATAACTTTTGGAACTGCTCCTGAAACTGGTTGGAAACTTCATGTAAGTTATGCTACTGGTAGTTATTTGGTAGCTCCTGCTGGTAGTGGAAGTTCATATAGTGATGCTGATGTTTCTTCATTTTTAAATGGTAACATAGATGGACATTTAATACCAGATACAAATGTAGCATATGACTTAGGTACTGCTGAGAAAAAATTCAGAGATTTATATCTCTCTTCAGGTACAATACATTTAGGTGATGCTACTATTAGCTCAACTGGTTCTGATGTTACTGTTGGTGGAGTTGATCTATCTGCATTAAATGGTCGTGTATCTACATTAGAAGCCGCAGAGCCATCAGGTTCACAAATATTTACTAGTGATATAATATCAGTGCCAAATACTGGTGGAGATTCAATATATCAAGATAGATTGATTACTACCATTACTCATAATTTAAATAAAAAACCTGAAATACAAGTTTATATTGATGAGACCAATGTGGCTACAAATTTGCATTATGATGCTCCAGGAGTAGTAATTCCTCAAGCAGTTGGAAAAGGTAAACTTTTAAGAACAGACTGGATTTCAGAGGTTGCATATGGATATTCAGTGAGACATTTAAATGATAATCAAATAGAAGTTAGGTTTCACTTTTTGTTTGCGGTTGGAGCAAGTACTATGACAAAAGTAAGAGTAAAGTGTTCATAATATAAATAAAATTTTATAAAAAAAAAAAAATAAGGAAAAGTTAAAATGTCAAAGACAGAATTATCAGGAAAACAAGTAAAAGACGGTAGTGTTCAACGTGTTGATTTAGATGTAAGCACATCTGGTCAAGCTGTTACTACTAAAATTGTTGCTGGTGATAACATTAGTTTATCCTCAACTGGTGTAGATGCTGGTACTGGTGATGTTACAGTTAGTTTAGGTGGAACTATAGCTAGTGATATAGCTTCTTTACAATCTGCTGATACAGCATTACAAGCTGAAGTAGATGCGGTTGAAGCTGATGTTGCTTCTTTACAATCTGCTGATACCACATTACAAGCTAACATTGATGCTGAAGCAAGTGCAAGAGCATCTGCTGATACAGCATTACAAGCTGAAGTAGATGCGGTTGAAGCTGATGTTGCTTCTTTACAATCTGCTGATACAACTCTTCAAGCTAACATTGATGCTGAAGAATCTGCTCGTATTGCTGGTGATGCTTCAACTTTGGCATCTGCTCAAAGTTATGCAGATACTGCTGTTGCTGGTATTGTTAATTCTGCACCAGAAACTTTAGATACATTAAATGAACTTGCGGCTGCATTAGGTGATGATCCTAATTTTGCTACAACTATTTCAACACAAATAGGACTTAAAGCTGATAGTTCATCATTAGCAACTGTAGCTACAAGTGGTGATTATAACGATCTTATAAACACACCTTCTGCTGGTGCATCAGATCTTGATGGACTTAGTGATGTTACATTAACTTCATCTGCTAGTGGAGAATTCCTAAAATATAGTGGCTCTGGTTGGGTTAATAGTAATACTATAAATGCAAGTGCATCTAAAAGTGGTTTAATAATACAAACTGCTTCTGCTGTAACTGGTGAGGGAGAAGATGCGTTTTTAGTTAAAAATTCATCTAATGCAACCAAATTTAAAGTAAGAGTTAGCACTAATGCCGCAAATAATTATATAATTATTGGTGACAAATTAGGTATTGGTAGCAACGAGAGGCCATCGGCACAAATAAGTGCACATGCGGCTTCTGGATCATCAATTTTTCAAATGACTCAAGGGGTAGAAGGCCCTACTTATGAGAATGGTTTTAGAATAACATATAATGGAACTGATGTTATACAAAAGTTGCTTCCTGCAAGTGGTACAATTAAATTTTATACTGGTGGCGGCAATACCAACAGATTTCAAATTGCTTCTAATGGACTTGTAACTTCTCTATATGGGATGGTTGTTAATTCAGGAAGTGATGCAACTAAAGCATTAATTGTAAAGGGATCTTCTTCTCAAACTGCAAACTTACTTGAGATACAGAATAGTGCAGGAACTGCTATCGCAAACATATCCGCTGCTGGTGAGGGAACATTTAATACAGTTAAAATTGGATTAGGAACTGGAGCTGTAGAAACAAACACTGCTGTAGGATTTAACACACTTGAAGGATATGATGCCGGAGTGGGAGGTCTATGGGGTAGAAACGTTGCATTAGGATACCAAGCTGGCGCAAGTATGTCTTACAGTGTAGCTATTGGATACAACGCACTTCGTGGAACAATGTCTGCTGGCTCAGGCAACAACGTAGCCGTTGGTTCGTCTTCTCTTTCAAATATTACGACAGGAACTCACAATGTTTATATCGGAAGTCAAGGAAACGGTAATGCGAGTGCTTGTACTACAGGCGCAAGCAACGTAGCAATCGGCTCTGGAGCATATACATTAACAACAGTTAGTAACTCTATAGCAATAGGTCGAAGCTCCTCGGCGGGTGCAAGCTCAAGCACCGTTGTAGGATACTCTGCAAATTCGGCTTCAACCGCACCAGAGTCTGTTGTAATTGGAAAATCAGCATCTGCCAGTGATGAACAATATAGCGCAGGTCGCTCTGTAGCTATTGGTAGTGGTGCAAGTGCAACGGGAGCTGACTGTGTTGCTCTTGGATTTCAAGCAACTTCGGGTTACTATGGACTTGCTATAGGACGTGCTGCAAATGCCGCTGCAAATTGTCTTAGCATTAGATTTGGTAATGCCAATCGCATCATCGGAGACGCAAATGGTCAAATAGGTATCAATGAAGCAGCACCTGGCGCACAGCTACAAGTAACCTCCGGAGCTGCTGCTAGAAAAGGTCTTATTGTCAAAGGTGCCGCATCACAAACTGCAAACTTGTTTGAGACACAGAATAGTGCAGGAACTACTTTATTCTCTGTTGATAAAGATGGAAGTCTTTCTGCTGGAACAATTCCAGTAGCTCGTGTTGATGGTCTTTCTACTGTTGCAACTTCGGGTGATTATAACGATCTTATAAACACACCTTCTGTTGGTGCATCAGATCTTGATGGACTTAGTGATGTTACATTAACTTCATCTGCTAGTGGAGAATTTTTAAAATATAATGGTACTAATTGGGTTAATAGTAGCTTGCCTGAAGCTAGCAGTAGCGTCGCTGGCATAGTAACTACTGGAACACAAACATTCGCTGGCAAAAAAAACTACACAACATCTTCTGCATCCGATACTCCTTTGACAATTACAAGACCAGCATCAGCAGATAACTATGGTCTTGTCGTAAGAAATAGTTCAAATATGCGATTGGTTGGTATCGGTAGAGATGCTAATTATTCTGGCGGTCATAATTATGATAGCTCTGTGAGCCCTGCTTTAATTGAAATAGGATCTACTCGATATGGTCATGCAACACTTGCATATAATGAGACTCAGGACACTTTGTCCATATTATCAAAATCATCAACCAATGTCCTTGAACTGGTTCCTGAAGATGGAGGATATGGTTTAACTAAATTAACTATTGTAAGAGCCCCATCATTTACTGCAAATGTGGGTAAATGGAATTTTAATGTTCAGCATCCTGTTGGCTCTGCTGGTGCAATTAACTTTAATGCCTATAATGGTGTAAGTATAAATCTTGCTGACTCTGATGCATTGGAAGGGAGTTTCCATGTTAAGTCAAATGCTTCAACAAGAAAAGGTGTTATAGTTCAAGCACATGCTTCACAGACTGCAAACTTGTTTGAGGCACAGAATAGTGCAGGAACTACTTTATTCTCTGTTAATAAAGATGGTAGAGTAGATGCAAAACAATATACTGAAACTTCTGTTAATGCATTTGATACAGCATTAAGTCCAAGTTCTGGCACTTTAACTGTAGATGTTTCAAGTGCTGGCGCAGTATTTGGTGCATTAGATGCTTCAGTAACTACATGGGCATTTACAAACGTACCGACTGATAATAACAAAGTAACTACTGTTACTGTAGTATTAGATGGAAATGCTTCGTATACATATGGTGATGCATGTTCAGTAAATGGAACTGCAATAACTGATGGTGTTATGTGGCAAGATGGTTCAGCTCCTGCAAGTACAGACGGAATGGATATGGTAACTTTTGTAATAGCAAAAGATAGTGCAGGAACTGTTAAAGTATTTGGTTACGGTACAACAAACTTTAGCTAATATATTAATTAGTAATGACTAGCTGATTTAAATTGGCTAGTCATTTAATAAAGATTTAAAAGAGAGAAAACATGGCTCCAATAAATTTTGGTTTCGGAAGAACAAGTAGAATTGGTAAATTAATTAAAGAGCAAATTGTAGAAAGTTCAGATGTGCCTACTAATGGACTAAAAGTTTGGCTAAAGGCTGACGTTGGTTTATTAGATGCAAATGGAAATGCAATAACATCTGAAAATACAAATGTTCATACTTGGCAAGATCAAAGTGGAAATAACTTACATGCAACGCAGTCTACAACATCACTACAACCAGTTGTTTCTAGTGTAAATGGAGTTTCTTCTGTATATTTTTCGGCAGATAGATTAGACATATCAAGTTTTGAATCTTCTGCTTCTTTTACAATTTTTTCCGTACACAAAGCTACTGGTCATGGACTTGTTTATGAAAGAAGTACAAATACAAATGCAACTAATGGTGAGTATCTATATACTGCTACAAACTATACAATAGCAACAAGACGTAACAATGTATTATCGGGGTATAATTATCCAAATAATAGTAATTGGGGTGTTACAAATGAAGTAAAAGTAGCTACTCATCAATTTGATGGTTCACATACTGGTCATACATTAAGAGATGACGGAATTTCTGTTGATATGGGAGCTGGTTGGGGAGCTAATATAACTTCGCCAGAAACTATCAATCAGCCATTATATATAGGAGCTAGAGGTGCTGGTGGTGCTGGTATTACTGGTCATATATGTGAAATATTATACTACGATAGAGTTCTATCTGCTGAAGAAGTTTCTGAGATTGAATTATATTTAAATAATAAATGGGGCGGTTCAGTATCACTACTAACATTAAACTTAGATGCTAGTGACACTTCGAGTTATCCTGGCTATGGAACAACTTGGTATGATTTATCTGGAAATAACAATAATGTAAATTTTTCTAGTCAACCTGAATTTAATAGTGAAGGTTACATAAATTTTCAAAAAAGTTCACCAAATCCAGCAACACTATCATCTGGATCATCTGTAACTAATCTGCCGACAGGAAATTCTTCAGTTACAATAGAAACATGGATAAAGCATGGAGGAGTGGATTTAGCTGGGATTGTAGGATGGGGATCATATGGAATACCTAGAAAAGTTCATGCATTGCGTACATATCAAACTGATAAGCTTGTATTTTATGGTTGGGCAGAAGATGTGTATGCTCACGCCAATCTAGTTGAGGGAGAATGGTATCATATTGTAGCTAGATATGATTCTGATTTAGCAGTCAAAGATATATGGGTAAATGGAAGTTTTGTAGCAAGAAGAACTAATTGTTTAGCTGATGTGACTAATAGCAATTTTACAATAGGTAAAACATTTAACACAGAATATTATGAAGGTGGAATTGCACAATTAAAAATTTATAACTATGCAATTAGTGATTCTGATATTTTAGAAAACTATAATAATACTAAAGGTACTTTTCAAGATACTTCATTAGTTTTGCATTTAGATGCCAGTGACACTTCGAGTTATCCTGGCTCTGGAACAACTTGGTATGATTTATCAGGGTATGAGAATAATGCAACTTTAAATTCTATAGATTATGGCACAAATAAAGATGGCGTGATGGTTTTCAATGCAACCAGTGATTATGCAAGTGTGTCTACAAGTAGTGGAGAAGTTTTATCAAACACAGAATATACTAAATGTGTTTGGGTAAATTTTGATAGTCTTTCAAATTATAATAATTTATTAAGTGGTGGTAATAGCGCACAACATGCTTTCTGGACTTCTAACACTCCATATCTTAAAGCAGGACATAATAATAATTGGGGTGTGGTAACATCATCGACTGCATTATCTACTAACACTTGGTATTTTGCTGTTGTTACATTTAGTACCGTAAATGGATTTAAGATTTACATAAATGGTATTTTAGATGCAAGTAATAGTTCATATACTACTCCATTCACAACTTGGGCTGGATCTGAAGTTCTACAAATAGGTAGATATGATACAGGCACTAATGGACTTTTAGGAAAAATAGGTCTAGTTAGTGCATATAATAAAGAATTAAATTCTGATGAAATTTTAGAACTTTATAATAATACTAAAAGTAGATTTGAAACTAATCACGACTTAGTATTAGATTTAGATGCTAGTAATACTTTAAGTTATTCAGGAACTGGAACAACTTGGTATGATTTATCTGGAAATAATAATCACGCAACTTTAAATGGAAGTCCAGCATGGAGTTCTTCTTATGGCGGTAAATTTACTTTAGATAATACAGATGATTGGATAGATATAAGTGTTGAGACTAATAGTGAATCGTTTACATTTGAAACATGGTTCTATAGTGATAGGCCTGAAACTGGCAGCAACGATGCTGGATATTTTTTTCAAAGTGATCAAATGACAGGTGCGGCACATGGGCCTGGTATAGCTATGTTAGAAGGTGCTGCCATGACTATCGGAGGATATTATCCAATGCAGCCTGGAGATATGTATATCTATACTGGTAGTACTATCAGTGGTAGTAGCACAGTACCTTTAAATTATAATTTTCCAAAAAATTCTTGGACACATCTTACAATTTCATGGAATGTTGATAGTGATGAAGTTAAGCTATATGAAAATGGTGTTTTAAAATCGACTGTTTCTGTTACTGCAACACCTGAAGATATAGAAAGAATGTCTATCTTTAAACTATCAACAGGTAGTTTTACAGGGAATTATCTTAAAGGAGATATAGCAACAGTAAAAGTATATCAAGGTGTTTTAAATATTGCGACAATCACAGATAACTATAATAATACTAAATCGAGATTTGGCTATTAAAAATTAAATTCATGAGTTCGTGAAAAATTAAATAGGAAGGTTCACGAACCATGAATACAATTAAAGAAATACTATTTTTATTCATAAAAACATTTCATTTGACTGATGTATTATCATTACTTAAAAAAGTATTCATATTGATTTATGCGTTTTTATCTCCAATAACCAAAGTAATATATACTATACTATTTCTCATATTTGTAGATTTAGTGACTGGTCTTTGGGCATCCAAAAAAGAAAAACAAGCAATTACTAGTTCTGCATTATCTAGAACTGTCGGAAAGGTATTAATATACTCAACAACTGTAATCTTAGCTTTTATTGTTAATAAATACTTATTAGAAGGCTTTGGATTTCCAGTGGAAAGGGTAGTTTCTGGATTTATAGCAATTACTGAAATGACATCGATAATGGAAAATATGAATAGAATAAGTGATAGACCTCTTTTAAATGATTTAATATTAAGATTTTCAAACGAAAGAGAAAAAAGATTGCCACCGAAGCCAAGACCTAATAGTAAAAAAGGTAGAAAAAATAAAAAATAAAAAATAAACTTGGTTTTGGGATCTATATACAATGGCAACAACAATACAAGTCAATAAAATTATTGATGTCGATAAATTAAAATATGAAATAGAATATTCTGGTGATTTTAAAGTAACTGGAATATTACCAAAAACCTCTTCTACAGATGCTCAAATTTCAGTAGTAGATGCTTCTACTTTAGCAGATCTCGATGCTGGTCAAATAACTACAGTAACTGGAATAATTAATCTTCATATTAGTGAACAGAGAAAAAGAATTTTAGTAGAAGATTTACCAGATGATAGTGATGCCGCATCTAATAAACAATATATTGATCAAGAAATTGCTTCACTAGTAGATTCTGCTCCATCAACTCTAGATACATTAAATGAACTTGCAGCCGCATTGGGTGATGATCCTAACTTTGCAACAACCGTTGCAACACAAATAGGAGATTTAGATACAAGATTAGATCAAGCAGAAGCAGATATACTTGCATTGGAAGGTGTAGATACTTCTATTAATACAAGACTAACAACTGCTGAAGGTGAAATAGATACACTTCAAACTGATGTTACTGCTATAGATGGTAGACTAACAACTGCTGAAGGTGAAATAGATACACTTCAAACTGATGTTACTGCTATAGATGGTAGACTAACAACTGCTGAAGGTGAGATTGATACTCTGCAAAGTGATTTATCTAACATAGTTTTAAATGATATTACAGATGTATCTTTAGCATCTGAAGTAGATGGACAATTTTTAAAATATAATGGTGCTAATTGGGTTAATAGTGATTTACCAATAGCTAGTGCAACTCAATCTGGTATAGTAACAGCTACAAATCAAACTATTGCAGGACAAAAAACTTTTACTGGTACTGTAGTATGTAACAATCCAGGCAATACACTTTTTGTTGGGGGAATGGTTCATTACGGATCTCAAAATACAATTAGAGCTAACACATTAAATATTGTATCATTTAATGGGAAAGATGGAAATGTATTAAGAATATTAAACGAGACTGGACATCCAAGTGGTACTGAACAAACTGCTGGAAGTAAAATTCATCTATTTTCAGGAGACACAAATCGTTCAATAATATTTACAAGTAATAATGAAGATAGAATAATTATTGCACACAATGGTGGAATTTCAATAAATTCTGGTTCAGTGCCAGATGCTCAATTAAAAGTTACTTCAGATTCAGATTCGAGAAAGACACTTATTGTAAAAGGTGCTGTAAGTCAAACTGCAAATTTAATTGAAGCTCAAGATAGTTCTGGAACTGCATTATTTTCTGTTGATGCTTCTGGTAATATTTCTTCACCAACAATAACCACATTACAAGCACAAACTGGTGTGCCTACAGGGTCAGTTATTTCTTTTGCTGGTTCTTCAGCTCCTACTGGTTGGTTAATATGTGATGGTAGTGCAGTATCAAGAACAATTTATTCAGATCTATATTCAATAGTTGGTGACACTTATGGCTCTGGAGATGGTTCTACAACATTCAATACGCCAGATTTAAGAAGACGTACAGTAATTGGAAAAGGAACTTCAGATGCTTTAGGTGATAATGAAGGATTAACAGAAGGCTCTCGACTTATAGCTCACGATCATTCAGTGCCAGCACATTATCATGGACTTGGAACTTTAGCTATAACTGGCGACGGATCGCATGATACTAGCATATCACACGATCATGGAGCTTTTAATGCATCTGGCGATACTAGTGGTGGGGGTGCTCACACACACGGACTTAATATGGCAGAAACTGGAGGTGCTGGAACTGGTAGATATGTAATAAGAGATTTATCTCCATCATATTTAACAAATACTGCTGGTGGACATCAAGCTGTTCAAAGTGTTGGTGATCATACACATCCAGTAACACTTAGTATCAATGTGCCAAATTATTCGGCAAATTCAAGTAGTGATGGTTCCCATAGTCACGGTCTTGATGGCTTAGTAGGTGATACAACTTCGGGTGTTAGTGGCGATGATTCTATGACTTCTGGTGATTATACACAACCACATTTAATTCTAAATTATATTATAAAAATATAGGTAGCATATCATGTCACAAACATATGTAATTAGAGAACAAGCTGTTAGAGTTAATGATACTACATATACTATAACAAATAGTCCAAGTCCAAATACTGAACAAGTATTTAGAAATGGTATTTTACAAAATGTTGGTGCAACAAACGACTACACCATTTTAGATAAAACAATTACATTTAATGCATCAATAGATTCCGATGAAGTTATTTTAGTTACTCATTTAATAGATGTAGCTACTCCAGCATCTCCACCATCATCAAGTATAGTCGGACTTAGTTCAAGAAAAGAATTAATACATTGGTGTTTAAGAAAATTAGGCGCACCAGTAATTGATATAAATGTGGATGATGATCAAATAGAAGATAGAATTGATGAAGCATTAATGTATTTTAGAGATTATCATTTTGATGGTGTTGAACGATGTTATTTACATTATCAAATAACTGCATCTACAATGACACTTCAAACTGCATATTCAGAAGATATAACTAGAGGTTCCATAATCACAGGACAAACAAGTGGTGCTACTGCTGTTGCGTATGATAAATCTCTAGATGGAAAAACAATTCGTTTTAGATCACAAAATGGAAAAGAATTTACCAAAGGTGAAACAATTTCAATCGAAAACAACACAGAAACTGGTCAAATATTAAATTCAGATTCTGCAATAGTTATTGGAGACATCGATAACAAGTATATTAATGTTGGTCAAAAAGTTATTAGTATTACAAATATTATACCACAAGAATCTTCAACTATTGGTGGGAATCTTGGTGGTATGTTCGACTTTCAATATCAATTTGCTTTGAACAATATGTTTAATCTAGCATCTACCGATCTAGTTACATATGATATATATCAAAGATATATTAGTATGTGGGAATTCATGTTTAGGGGACAAAAAGGAGTCAGATTCAATAGAAAAACAGATAGAGTATACATAGATCTTCAAGATTGGATTGTTGATCAATGGATAATATTAGAAGCATGGGTAGCTTTAGATCCAGCACAATATACAGAAGTATACTCAGATGAATTTGTAAAACAATATGCATGTAGTTTAATTAAGCAACAATGGGGAACAAACCTAAAGAAATTTAGTGGAATACAGTTGCCTGGAGGTACTACCCTAAATGGAAAAGAAATATATGATGAAGCAACTGAAGAATTGGAAAAATTACAAGAACGATTAAAAATGGAATTTCAGTTGCCGCCAGACTTTATTGTTGGCTAACATAAATACACTAACGGCAGTATTATAGGAAATGAATTGTGGCTAGTAACAAATATTTTAACTTATATCATCAAAAACAAGAGCAAAAACTTGTTAATGATTTAGTAGAAGAAGCTATCAAAATTCATGCGATAGATGCTGTTTATATTCCTAGACAAATAGAAAAAATAGATTCAACTTTTAGAGAAGATCCATTATCATATTTTAATGATTATCATCATATTGAAGTTTATATCAAAAACTCAGATGGTTTTGAAGGTGACGGTGACATATTCAGAAAGTTTGGTGTAGAAATTAAAAATCAAATAACTTTTACAATTTCTAGAAATAGTTTTGTTAAAACTTTTGGTAAAGAGTTAGAAAGACCAAGAGAAGGTGATTTAATTTATCTACCAATGAGTACAGCAGATGATCTATATGAAATACGATTTGTTAAAGAAGACTCTGTTTTTTATAACTTAGGCGAATTCTATACTTACGACATACAATGTGAAGTATTTACAGCTCAAGATGAAAGTATTTCTACTGGCATCGAAGAAGTTGATGACATTGGAAATGATATGTCAGAACTCTTTTTACTTTCTATAGAAAATTCTACTGGAGAATTTACAGATAACGAAATAATTTATCAAGGCGATTCTGCAATAGGTGCTACAGCAAGAGCTAACTTTGTAGAATATGTTTCAGATACTGAAATAAAAGTTAAAAATTTATTTCAATCATTTTTGCCAGAAAACGGTGTGGTAAAAGGGAATACCTCTGGTGTAGAAGCAATACTAACACAAGCAATCGACACTTCTGATATTCAAGACGACTTTTCTGCACAGAATAAAAGTTTTGTTGTCATAGATTTTAGTGAAAGTAATCCATTTTCTGAGGATGAATAATGTTTGGTGATCCATTTTATCATAACACACTAAGAAAGATTGTAGCAAGTTTTGGTTCTATCTTTGCAAACATTTTTGTTGTTAAAAGAGCAGAAAATGGTAATGAAATAGAGAGACTTAAAGTGCCGTTAGCTTATGGGCCTGCTGAAAGATACTTAGCTAGATTAAGTAGTGGTGCTGATATAAAAAGAGGCTACTCTATTAAACTACCCAGAATGAGTTTTCAAATTACCTCTATAGCATATGATTCTGAAAGAAAATTAAATACAATAAGAAAAAATGTAAAAGAAATAAGAGATGTAAACAACAAGGTATCTAGACAATATCAAGGTGTTCCATACACTATCGGAATGGAAGTTTCAATTCTTTCAAAATATATTGATGATGCAAATCAAATCTTAGAACAAATATTACCGTGGTTTACTCCAGCATTTACTATAACTCTGAATAGTATCTCTGAAATGAGCTATAAAGATGATGTTCCTATTATTCTTACTGGCGTATCTTTATCTGATAATTATGAAGATGATTGGGTATCAAGAAGAGAAATTGTTTTTACTTTAAATTTTGATATAAAAACAATTTTCTATGGGCCAATCGTAGACAAAAATATCATTACAAAAGCTATTACCGATGTTTATAACTCTACCACCATTCAATCAACAAATGATACAGATCTACAAGCTGTAGCAAGAGTTGGTAGAGCTACAGTGACGCCAAATCCACCAAATGCTTCTATTAATGATGATTATGGCTACACAGAAACTTATGAAGGTTTTTTTGATGGAAAGTTTAGAAATCCTGCAACAGGTCAAGATGTTATAGTCTATAATACAATTACACCAGAAGTTATTGAATCTGAAGAATATATTCCTGCACCAAAATTGAAATAAATAAAACATTATGAGTGATGATATTATAAAAAAATACGAATCAAAAGAAAATCAATTTATAGCAACTGAAGAAGATTTAGAATCTATTAAGTCTGTTGCCGTAGATGAGTCTAAAGAAAAAACTATTAAGCCAGAAATAGCAGATCCTGAAATAAAAAGAGGTGAATTCAAATCTACCGAAGTTTCAATAAATCGTATAGATGAGTTTGAAGAAAAACAATTAGCATTACCTCCAGAAACAGCAGATGATTTAAAAACTGATTATCAATATGTTAGAACTAACATCTATACAATCACAGAAAGATCTATAGAAGCATTAAATAACTTAGTTCAGATTGCAGATCAAAGTCAACATCCAAGAGCATATGAAGTGGTTGCTACCCTTGTGAATAGTATAGCATCTGCTCAAAGAGATCTAATTAATGCTCATAAGGAAAAAGCAAAGATAGAAGGTAATGCTAAGAAAAATTCTCCTGATGTTGTAAATAATAATCTATTTGTGGGCAATACTGCACAATTAGATGAAATTATAGCTAATATGAGAAAGAAAGAGGAAGATGAGTAATAATGATGCTTTTCAACAAATTGTGCCAAATGGTATAAGAAACTATAAGGGAAATCCTAATCTAAAAGCCGCAAATGTAGATTTTATCTTCACTAAAGAACAGATTGAAGAAAGAATCAGGTGCATGAAAGATCCTATATATTTTATTCAAAAATATATGAAAATTGTGCATGTAGATAGAGGTTTAGTGCCGTTTGATCTGTATGATTTCCAAAAAGAATTATTAACTTCTTATATAGAAAATAGGTTTACCATAGCAAAATTGCCTAGACAGGTTGGAAAATCTACAGTAACTATTGCATATATTCTTTGGACGGTTCTTTTTGGGCCAATGCAAAACATAGCAATCTTAGCAAATAAAGCTAGTACATCTAGAGACATCTTAGCGAAACTTCAGTTAGCGTATGAGTTTATTCCTTTGTGGATGCAACAAGGTATAGTATCTTGGAATAAAGGATCCATAGAATTAGAAAATGGTTCTAAGGTGATAGCGGCTGCAACTGCATCTAGTGCGGCTCGTGGTAGTACATACAATGTTATATTCTTAGATGAGTTTGCGTTCGTACCAAAAAATATTGCAGAAGAATTTATTACTTCAGTATACCCTACTGTTTCTTCTGGTAAAACTACAAAGGTTATTATGGTATCTACCCCAAATGGAATGAATTTATTTTACAAGTATTGGACAGATGCAGTTAATGGTAGAAATTTATATAAACCAATAGAAGCTCACTGGTCTGTTGTGCCAGGACGTGATGATGCTTGGGCTGCTGATCAAGTTAAACAATTAGGTCAAGAAAAATTTGATCAAGAATTTGGTTGTGATTTTCTTGGCTCATCAAATACATTAATATCAGCCTCGAAGTTATCTACTTTGACTTGGAAAAAATCAATTAAAAGAATAGATGGTTTAGATGTGTATGAAACACCAATTAAAAATCATCTATATGTAATATCAGTAGATACTGCTGAAGGTCAAGGATTAGATCACTCAGCATTTACTGTTATAGACTGTACGCAATCGCCATATAAAGTTGTTGCAAAATACTATAATAATACAATATCACCTTTAGTATATCCAACAATAATTCATAATATAGGTAGAATGTATAATGATGCTTATGCATTGGTTGAGACAAATTCGATAGGTACTCAAATTGTAAATATATTACATTCAGAACTTGAATATGAAAATATATTTTCTACTACAAATATGGGAAGAGGTGGTCAAAAATTATCTTCAGGATTTAAGAAAAATGCCAAACTTGGTGTAAAAATGACGCATCAAATAAAAAGTATTGGATGTGCAAACTTAAAAAGTATGATCGAGAATGATAAATTAATAATTGAAGATTTTGACATTATTTCAGAATTAACATCATTTGTATCTAAACATTCTACATTTTCTGCTGAAGCTGGTACTCATGATGATTTGGTAATGTCTCTAGTCTTATTTTCTTGGCTATCGGCACAATTACCATTTAAACAATTAACAGATACTGATATTAGAAAAAAAATAATAGAAGACAACAATTCTAATGTTGAAGAAGAAATACTACCTTTTGGATTTATAAATAATGGTTCAATAGATAATGAATCATTTATAGATTCTGATGGAGATGTATGGGAACCAGTAGATAAAGGATTTTTTCCTTTAAGTACAGGTAGTTATTCTTGGGATGATGAATAATAATTTATAAGCATAATATCATTTGAAATATGATTTTTTATAAATATATCTAAAATCATGATTTTTCATATTTTAAGCACAAGGAGATAAAAAAATGGCATTTCAAGTATCGCCTGGAGTTCTAGTAACCGAGAAAGATTTAACAACTATTGTACCTGCCGTTTCAACTACAGATGGAGCATTTGCTGGAGTTGCAACATGGGGGCCTATTAACGAAGTTGTTTTAGTTGGTGATGAAAATCAATTAGTTAAAAGATTTGGTAAACCAAACAATGAAACTGCAACGGCATTTTTCACATGTGCTAATTTTTTAGCATATGGTGATAAACTTCGCATAGTTCGTATTGCAGGAGATGATGCAAGAAATGCTACTGCTGATGGAACTGGAATATTAATAAAAAATGATGATGACTATGATGCTAATCATGCTAATGGAGAATCTGCTGTTGGTATAGTTGCGGCTAAACATGCTGGTGTATTGGGAAATAGTATTAAAGTTTCTGTATGTCCTAGCTCTGAAGCATTTTCAAAAACATTGACTGGAACGGTTAGTGGTGGAGTTGGAGATACAACATTACTGGGAGTTGGAACTGCATTTACAACCGAATTAGAAGTTGGGTCTATATTAATTCATTCTGGTACAAAGCAAGAAAGGGTGGTTACTAGTATTGTTGATGATGAAGAAATTGTTGTAAATTCTGCATTAGATACTGCACTTGCTGGAGCAACATTAACTGCAAAATGGGAATATGCTGATGCTATTGGAATTGCTCCAAGCACATCTACGCAAGTTTCTGAAGCTGGTGGATCTAAAGATGAACTTCATGTTGTAGTAGTTGACGTTGATGGCAAAATAACTGGAACTAGAGGAACTATACTAGAAAGGCATATATTTATGTCAAAAGCATCTGATGCTAAGAAAGAAGATGGTTCTACTGCAAATTATAAGCATATACTGAATAAAAATTCAGATTATATTAGATGGATGGATCATCCAGCCGCAAGTAATTGGGGTGGTGATATAACAACCACATTTAATGCTGATTCTGCACCAACTACTATAACACTTGCTGGTGGAGTTGATTCTAATGATGTTAGCACCGATGCTACTGTTTTGGGAAATAGACTTGCTGGATATGATTTATTTTCTAATGCAGAATTAGTCGATGTTTCTCTCGTTTTATTAGGAGAGGCAACACAAACAGAGATAACATATGTTATAAACAATGTATGTGAAAGTAGAATGGATTGTGTTGCGTTTGCATCACCACCAAAAAATGCTGTCGTAGATAATGCTGGTAGTGAAGTTGCAGATTCTATTGCATTTAGAAATTTATTACCATCTTCATCTTATGCTGTATTAGATTCTGGATGGAAATATCAATATGACAAGTATAATGATATTTTTAGATGGCTTCCACTTAACGGAGATGTAGCTGGTCTTTGTGTTCGCACTGATACTACTAACGATGCTTGGTGGTCGCCTGCTGGATACAATCGTGGGAATGTAAAAAATGTTATAAAACTAGCATACAATCCATTCAAAGCAGAAAGAGATGATCTTTACCTTTCTGGAATAAATCCAGTAATGTCTACGCAAGGTCAAGGAACTGTTCTATTTGGAGATAAAACATTATTAGCAAAACCAAGTGCATTTGATAGAATAAATGTTCGTAGATTGTTCATTGTTCTTGAAAAAGCTATTGCTACTGCATCTAAGTTCATGCTCTTTGAATTTAATGATGAATTTACCAGACAACAATTCAGAAATCTTGTTGAGCCTTTCTTGAGAGATGTTCAAGCAAGAAGAGGAATTTATGATTTTAAAGTTGTTTGTGATAGAACAAACAATACTGGAGAAGTGATTGATAGAAATGAATTTGTAGGAGACATTTATATTAAACCTGCTAGAGCAATTAATTTTATACAATTAAACTTTGTTGCTGTTAGAACTGGTGTGGATTTCTCTGAAATTGTAGGAAAAGCATAATAAATAGTATTATCAAAACACTTAGGAGAAAAAAATGACATTTAATATTAATCAATTTAAGAACCAATTAACTTTTGGTGGTGCTAGACCATCATTGTTTCAAGTTCAGTTGTCGCTTCCACTTAACCTTACGGTTCCAACTAATAATGGTATTGGTGATGCTGGTGCATTGTCATCAAGTCAAGTTGAAAGAAAGCTGGCTTTTATGTGTAAAGCAACTTCAATTCCTCAAAGTACAGTTAGTGCGATTGATGTTCCTTATTTTGGGAGAAAAGTAAAAGTTGCAGGAAATAGAACTTTTGAAAATTGGACAATTACTGTAATAAATGATGAAGACTTTATGATTCGTAAATCTATGGAACATTGGTTAGCATCAATAAATGGTCATGCAACTAACATAAAAAATTCTGGTGTAACATCAGCACCAGCTTCTTATCAAGCAACTGCTATTGTTAGACAATTTAGTAAAGGCCCTGAACAATTAGCAATTAGATCATATAGATTTGCTAATATTTTTCCAACAGATCTTTCTGCTATAGAACTTAACTGGGAGACAGTTGATGCTATAGAAGAATTTACAGTTACATTTGCATATGATTTCTGGGAAATTGATATATCTGCTGATCTTGGAGTTCTATAATATAGCAACTTTTTTCAGTATAAATAAAGTTATCTCGCCTTCTTTATATTAGAGAAGGCGTTTTATTATGTGCATTGAATTTAAAAGGTATATCATTTTATGAAGTTTAATTTTTTTGGATGGGAATTAAAAAAATCTCAGGAAGAAGAAAAAAAGCAAAAAGCTGAGTCCTTTGTTTTACCCGAAAATCAAGATGGTGCAATAAATGTAGAAGGTCTTGCTGGTGCTTATGGTGCATATATTGATTTTGACGGCACTGTAAAAAATGAATTTGAATTAATAACAAGATATAGAGAACTTTCACTTCTACCAGATGTAGACTCTGCAATAGATGATGTTATAAATGAAATGATTGTTATGGATGGTCATAAAGATCCAGTAAAAATCAATTTAGATGATGTCAAATTAGCAAAATCTATAAAATTAAAAATAGAAGAAGAATTTCAAAATATATTAACTCTACTAGATTGGAATAATCAAGCATATGAGATTGCTAGAAAGTGGTATATTGATGGTAGATTATATTATCATTTAATATTAGATAAAAATAATAAGAAAAAAGGAATTTTAGAACTTAGGTACATAGATCCCAGACAAATAAGAAAAGTAAGAGAAGTAAAAAGAGAAATTGACACTGCAACTGGAGCAAATTTATTAAAAGTAACAAATGAGTATTTTACATATAATACTAGAGGTATGCAATTTAACGCCCCAAATTCTTACAGTGCAGTGTCTACTGTAGGTGGGGTTAAAATAACAACAGATAGTATCTGTTATGTTCATTCTGGAATAGTAGATAAGTATTCCGCATCTATTTTATCTCATCTTCATAAAGCAATAAAGCCAATAAATCAATTAAAAATGATGGAAGATGCTCTTGTAATATATCGTATTGCCAGAGCACCAGAAAGAAGAATATTTTATGTAGATGTTGGTAATCTGCCAAAATCAAAAGCTGAAGATTATCTAAGAAGCATAATGACAAGATATAGAAATAAACTTCAATACAATATTGAAACTGGTGAAATTAAAAATGAACAAAGATTTATGTCAATGTTGGAAGATTATTGGTTGCCTAGAAGAGAGGGTTCTCAAGGCACTTCTATAGATACCTTGCCTGGAGGAGAAAATTTAAGTGAACTTGCAGATGTAGAGTATTTTCAAAAGAAAGTTTATAAAGCATTAAATGTTCCAATATCTAGAATGGAAGCACAGCAAGGATTTCAAGTTGGAAGAGCCGCAGAAATTACTAGAGATGAAGTTAAATTTTCAAAATTTATTCATAGAATTAGATTGAGATTTAGTCACTTATTTGATGAAATATTGCAAAAACAATTAGTTTTAAAAAATATTTTATCTAAAGATGAGTGGCTAGATATTAAAAATAAAATAAAATTTGATTTTAACATTGATAATCATTATGCAGAATTGAAAGAAAGTGAAATTCTACAAAATAGATTAAATATATTACAATCTATTGAATCATATTCAGGTAGATATTTTTCGGATTCTTGGATAAGAAAAAATGTTTTAATGCATACTGAAGAGGAAATAAAAAAGATAGACTCTGAAATAAAATCTGAGAAATCAAATCAAGATGAAACATCTGGAGATGAAGATTCATTTATGTCACAAAACAATAATGATGAGCAAGGTGAGTTGAATAAAACTTCTTCAAATGATAGTCCTATAGACTTGGATTCATTTGATAGTGATGAATATATTTAAAAGTATAAATAAAATATATATTTTAGGAGAAATACAATGTCAAATAATAAAGAATTAATTAGAAAATCATTGAAAGAATTACTTAGTGATAATGTTTCTGGATTGAAAAGTGGTATAAAAAAAGTTTTATTTCAAAAAGTTAAATCTAAGATAAAAGAAAGAAAAGAAGAAATTGCTAGAAATTTAATAAACAAAGAGAGCTAAAATGAAACTCATTTGCGAAGTAACCGAAGAAATTAAAGTTATAAAAGAAGGAAAAGAAGACTCTTCTAAGAACTATTATATAGAAGGAGTTTTCATGCAGTCTGAAATTAAAAACAGAAATGGAAGAATGTATCCAGAGCAAATGCTTAAAAGTGAAATTGATAGATATGTTAAAGAATATGTAGATAAAAAAAGAGCCTTTGGTGAACTCGGACATCCTGAAGGGCCCACAATAAATCTAGATAGAGTTTCTCATATGATAACGGAACTTAGACAAGATGGATCTGATTTTATTGGAAAAGCTAAAATATTAAATACACCAAATGGAAATATAGTTAAAGCACTGATTGATGAAGGTGCAAGACTTGGTGTTTCATCTAGAGGTATGGGATCAATAAAAACAGAAGGTAGAGATGTTCAAATAGTTCAAGATGATTTTTATCTTGCTACTGCGGCAGATATTGTTGCAGATCCCTCTGCTCCAGATGCGTTTGTAAATGGTATAATGGAAGGTCGTGAATGGGTTTGGGAAAATGGAATATTAAGAGAAAGAGAATTGGAAAGAATTAAAAGAAGTATAAAAAATGCTCCACAAAAAAGAATAAAAGAAGTTAGTATAAAAGCATTTGAGCATTTTATAAAAAAATTGGAAAACAAATAATAATTTCATGTGAGTTTTTTATGGCTAATTTTTTATATGATAATGCAAGAGAAAAATTTTTGAATGGTGATATTTCTTGGTCAAGAGATACATTTAAAGTTTTGTTACTAACAAGTGATTATATTGCAGACAAGTCTAACCACACAAATTTAACAGATATTGCACAGACAAGTAGAATTGCAACATCAGATGCTTTAACAAATAAAGGAATAACATCTGGTTCTGCTAGTGCATCTAATACTACTTTTACTGGTGTTGATGCAAATAAAGTTGTTAAATCGATGGTAATAGTAAAACAAAATCCAACTGATACTGAAAATCAAACTATTTTAATTGCACATATAGATACTGCTGATGGCATAACAGGTCAAAATGGTGGATTAACCACTACAGGATCTGATATTCAAATTGATTGGGCAGGAACTGATGATATAATTTTTAAATTGTAAAAAAATATGAATATTGGATTATCACATTTAATAACACATATAAAACAACCAAGTGAGGTGTTGCCTATAGATGTGAGTTTCAGTAAACTTCATGTGTTACCTAGAGGTGCTACAGAAATAGTAGCAACTCAAGCATCTGCAAAAAGATGGAGAAGAAAATATCCTAATGATATTGAGCAAGTAGACAGTTTTTTACTATCGACCGAGCCAGAAATACTAGATCCAAACAAAACATCTGTAAGGGTGGTAGCGGTTGGTGGTGAAGATAACTATGATTATCAAATTACCCTATTGGTTACATTTGATAATTCATCCAAAATAGAACAAGAAATATTTGTTAGAGTAAGAGAAGATTAAAATTATATAAATAAAGATGCCTTATTTTATATAATAAAAAAATATCAGGAGATTATTAAAAATGGCAATTACATCAAGATTTTTGAGAGATATTAGCGAGAGTGCTGAAATGGAAAAGAAAGAATTGGAAGTAGCAGAGAATCTAGAATCTGACATTCCAACACATGCTTCTGATGCAAGTGAAGAAATTCCAGATGATGAAGAAAAGGCTGCAAAAGTTTCTAAAGTAGCGAAGCCTGAAGTTGACGGCCCTAAGGTTAATGATGAAATGGGTGGTGATGGAGTTGTTAAAGAAGGTAAAAATTTAGAAGAGGAAGAAGAAGTAGAGGAAGAAGAAGAAGTAGAAGAATCTAGCTGTAAAAAAGAAGAAGAGGAAGTAGAAGAAGAGGAAGACGAAAAAATTTCTGAAGAGGAATTAAAGTTATCTAAAGAAGAAGAGGAAAAAATAGAAGAAGAAACTGAAGAAGAAGTTAAAGAAGCAACAGATGCTTTAACTAAAGATGAAGAATTGCCAGAATCTTTTAAAACAAAAGTTTCTTCTATATTTGAATCTGCTGTAAAAAGAACTTCTAAAAGAAGATCTGATGCTCAAAATAAAAAGTTAGTTGAATCATATAATAGAAAATTAGAATCAACTAAACAACAAGTTTCTGAAACTCTTGTAAACAAAATTGATGGATACCTAGATTATGTTGTAGAAGAGTGGATGAAAGAAAATGCAGTGGCTATTGAAAGTTCACTTCGTTCAGAGGTAACAGAAGATTTTATCAATGGACTTAAAACACTTTTTGAAAGTCACTATATTGAAGTTCCTGTTGAGAAAGTAGATATACTTGCTGAACAAGAAGAAAAAATCAAAACTCTTGAGAAAGAACTTAACGATGAACTGCATAAATCTGTAGAACTTCGTAAAGAAAATAAAAATCTCAAGAAGTCTGTAATTATCAAGAAACTCACTGAAGGTTTAACTGAAAGTGAGGCTTCTAAATTTAATGAACTCTGTGAAGGGGTATCATTTAATGATAGTGCATCATTTAGTCAAAAGCTAACTGTAATTAAGGAAACTTATTTTCCTAATACACCAACAAGAGGCTCTAGAGACATTGATGCTGATTTATTGAGTGAAGGTGGTTTGGAACATGTTGAAGATACTCAGAAAATTACTACTGAAGTAGATTTATATGCACAAGCTATTTCTAGAATGGTGAAAAAATAAAAATAATAAATATGTCTTAGAGAAGAATGGTTTCAAAACTATAATAAAGGAGAATAAAAGATGTACCTTACTGAAGAACTACAAAACAAATGGGAAAAGGTGTTAAATCATCCTGATTTACCAGAAGTTCGTGATGCACACAAAAGGGCAGTATTAACTGTTCTTCTTGAAAATCAAGTAAATGAAGCAAAGAAATCTAGTATGACGATTACTGAGGCTGCTCCAGCAAACTCTGGTCTAGCAACACCTAGCACAAGTCATACTAATGCAAATATGGCTGGTTATGATCCAGTTTTGATTTCTCTACTTCGTCGTGCGCTACCAAATTTGATGGCGTTTGATGTTTGTGGAGTTCAACCTATGAAAGCTCCAACTGGACTCATATTTGCTATGAAGAGTAAGTATTCGACTCAAGGAGGAACTGAAGCACTACACGACGAAGCTCTTACATCTCATTCTGGTACAGGATCACATGCTGGTGGTGCTGATCCATTTGATGCGGCTTTAAGTTCAGGTACTGGATTGGGAACAACTGCTGGAGAAGCATTGGGGACAACTTCAGCTCCTGCTGGTGGAGTATTTCAAGAAATGGCATTCAGTATCGAGAAGGTTTCTGTAGAAGCTAAGACTCGTGCTTTGAAAGCTGAATACTCAATGGAACTAGCACAAGACCTTAAAGCTGTTCATGGTCTTGATGCAGAAACTGAACTAGCAAACATTCTTTCTGCTGAAATTTTAGCAGAAATCAATCGTGAAGTAGTTCGTACCATCTATCAAAGTGCTGTTACAGGTGCTACGACAACTGCTACTCCTGGAACTTTTGACCTAGACGTTGATTCAAACGGTCGTTGGTCTGTTGAAAAGTACAAGGGGTTGATGGTTCAAATTGAAAGAGAAGCAAATGCGATTGCTAAGACTACTCGTAGAGGACGTGGAAACATTCTCATCTGCGATAGTGATACGGCAAGTGCTTTGAGTGTAGCTGGACTTCTTGATTGTGGTTCTGCTCTCAAAGACTCTCTCTCAGTAGATGATACTGGAAACACTTTTGTTGGTGTATTAAATGGACGTTTCAAAGTTTACATCGATCCATTTGCTCCACTTGGAAGCCACTTTATGGTTTTAGGCTTCAAGGGTGCAAATCAATATGATGCTGGACTATTCTACTGTCCTTATGTACCTCTACAAATGGTTCGTGCAACTGACCAAGATTCTTTCCAACCAAAAATTGGATTTAAGACTCGTTATGGTCTAGTAGCAAATCCATTCTCGACTGCATCTGTTACTCAAGGTGCTGGTCTGAAAGATGGTGCTAATAACTACTACAGAAAGGTTAAGATTACTAACTTACTCTAATTCTGAAGTAGTATAATATATCAAATAAAAAAGGGAGCCTTTATGGTTCCCTTTTTTTATAGTTAAAATTGTAAGTTATTTTTATTATTATCTTTTTTTATAAAATATATTTTTCTTGACAGAGTTTGTATTATGTGTATATCATAAATATATGCACTATAATAATATCACATAATAAATCAAATGGCAACAGTAGATACCAGAAATTTTCAACCACCATTAAATTTTGAGTTTGCAGTAGACAAACTAACTGACTTTAATTATTTTGTACAAAAAATAAATGTTCCTGATTTAAGTATAGGGCTTGCAAATAATGGTGGTGCTACACCATTTTCACAAATTGCTTATACTGGAGATCATCTTGGATTTGGTGATCTTTCTATAGATTTTAAAGTTAATGAGGGTATGTATAACTGGTATGAAATATTTTCTTGGATGCAGGGCATAGGTTTTCCAGAAAATATAGATCAATATGGAAAATTAAAAAGTGGAACAATACCAGATTTAAATGGAGATCTTCCATTAAAAGTAATACCACAAAGAACTCATGGTTTAATTTATGGTCAAGGAACATTAATAATAAACTCAAGTCAAAATGAGCCTGTATTAAAAATTTCTTTTATAGATATGCACCCAATATCTTTAGGTGAGCTATCTTTTGACACTAGAGAGAGCGACGTTTTATATGCTACAGCATCAGTAACTTTTAAATATGATTACTATACAGTTGAAAAACTATAATAGGAGATTGTAAATGTCAAAGAATAAAGTAACAAGAAAAATACCAAAAAGAATAAAAATAGGTTATTCAAATTTTAAAATAATACCAAGATCCAAACATTGGGGCATTAGAAATAAAGCATATGGAATGTGTGAGCCAGAAAATGCTAAAATACAATACAATAATAACTTGAAAAAAGATGAATTAGTTAATACAATACTACATGAAGTAATACATGGCATTGTATATATGTATGATATACCATTTAAAAATATGAAAGATGAAGAAAGTGTTGTGAGAAAATTAGCAAATGGATTACATACCGTATTTAAAGATAACCCAAACTTTTTAGAATGGATTGCACAAAATTCAAATAAAAAAGATGATTAACGATATACCAGATTGGGTGTTTAAACTTAAAAAGGGTGATCATTTAATGATCACATTTCCATATACTAATGAGATTTTATTTGCTGAAGTTGTAGAAAATATTCCACAAGAATTATACAGTTCATATATAGGAATACTAACAGTTAATTATATTAATAAGTTTACAAGACATGAAGATTTGTTGTATGATGATTATGCGTTAAATGGAACTAGCTTTAGTAGCTGGTATGCATATCAAGTGGTTTAATTATGAAATTAGAAGAAATTGAAGCTCTCTGGGAGCAAGATTCAAAAATAGATAGAACTGATTTAGATAACGAAAGTCTAAAAATACCAAATTTACATAGCAAATATTATAAAATATATTTAAGAGAAAAGGTTCAGTTAAAATCTGAAGAGCAAGAGTATAAGCAATACTATAAAGTAAAATATGAATATTATACTGGAAAAATGTCACAAGAAGAACTACAAGAACATGGATGGGAACCATTTCAATTTCTTTTAAAAAATGATCTTCAAGTGTATATAGATTCCGATGCAGATATTTCAGATAGATTATTGAAGCTACAAGTTCAAAGAGAAAAAGTAGATTTATTAGAAAGTATAATAAAAACATTAAATACTCGTGGCTTCTTAATAAAAAATGCTGTAGACTTCATTAAATTTACTAGTGGTAACTAGTTAGTTCATCCAAAAACTACTATTTTTATCAATATAAATATCCACAATATGAACACATTCCATAAGTGGATATTTGTTAATGGAAAAAATTGTTGTAAAAAAACATAATGAAGTTTATATCAGTGTAGATACATCTTCATCAATACATAGAGAACTTTCCGACTTCTTTAAGTTTAAAGTGCCGGGCTATCAATTCATGCCAGCATATAAAATGAGAATATGGGATGGCTTCGTGCGTTTATATAATATGATGAATGGTCATATATATTATGGTCTTTTACCATATATACAAAAATTCTGCGAATCGAGACAATACCATTTAGAAATAGAACCACAGCTTTTGGAAAAAAATTCTTTTTCAGAAAAAGATTGTGAAGATTTTTTAAAGACATTAGAACTACCATTTGAAGCAAGAGAATATCAAATAAAAGCAATACATAATGCAATAAAAAATAATAGGTCATTATTAGTATCTCCCACTGGTTCTGGCAAAAGTTTAATAATATACTCTTTGACAAGATATTACAACAAAAAAACATTAATTATTGTACCTACAATATCTCTTGTGTCTCAAATGTTTTCTGACTTTAAAGAGTATGCAAAGAATCAGCCACAATACCATGTAGATAAAGTTTGTCATCCAATTTATAGTGGAAAAGAAAAAATAACAGATAGTAATGTTGTAATATCTACATGGCAGTCAATTTATAAATTATCTAGAAAATGGTTTGAGCAGTTTGATGTTGTAATAGGAGATGAAGTTCACCTATTTAAAGCAAAATCATTAACTAGCATAATGGAAAAGTTGGATAAAACAAAATATC